AAGTAAAGGAGGAAGTTTAGCGTTTCTATTGGCTTTATACTTTTTTGTAATAAGTTTTCTGAAATTACCTTGTGAATAGTTAAAGTTATATATTTTGTCAATCTCGTAATCCTCTTCTAAGTCATTAACTATTTTAAAATATTGCTCTTCAAATTTAGCAATAGAATCCTCTATGTCTGTATAATGCTTCTCTTTTCTGTTTTCTTTTTTAGAAACTAAACAGGATGCAAATACTAAACTATCACAATCAATTAATAATATCATTTTATATTTTATTTATATTCCACAATAACCACTATCACATTCATTAAAATCATCATCAAATAATTGAATTTGTGAACCAAATTTTAATATATCTTTATATAAGACTTTTGAATTAAATTTGTTTCCTGTTTTATTTTCTTGTTTAACAAACCAATTAAAACTTTTTTTATCTTTTTGAGCAATATGTGACAAAAATAAAGGAGTTCTATTTACACATCCAACACAATTATTTCTATATGCAAATCTAACATTTTGATTATCCCAATAATTATAGATTGTATCTTTTTGTATATTATCTTCTATTAAGGGAAACTCAACATATCTGTAAGGAATTTCTGCCCACTTATTAGTTTTTCCGTTTTTAGACTTTCCTATTATAGTTTTAAAGTGTTCTAAGCCATTTTCATCAGCACGATCTAATATATTAGCCATTCTGTTTTTTTCTGTTGGTCTTAAACCTATTCTCATTCTTATTGGTAGTTCTGTATTTTCTTTTAAAAAATTAAATATTGGTATTATTTTCATATCAGTCGTGCAGAATCTAGCCATTTGGTTAGGTAAATAATTTCGGTGATTTTTAATAACTTGTTCAAATGTTACTCCACTAACCCAGTTTACTAATTGACCTGTTTTTTGCTCTAAATCTAGTATTGTATATATTATCTCATCCATTTCGACTGTTCCAATAAATTCTTTTCCAATTTTATCAGATACAATCTGCCTTGTTTTTTCATCATTACCATTCATCCAAAGATTATCTTTATCCTCTACTCTAACTAAAGCAAATACATTTAAGTTAGCTGGATAATGCTTCATAATATATGCTGATGTCTTGCCTCCACTAATTGAATTAACTGTTATCATAATTTTAGTTATTCGTTATCATATAAGTAACACTCTCTACTACAAAAACCCTTATAGCTGGTGTTAGGTGAGCAACAATGTTTACACTCAGGTTCTTGCTTAATATCGCTTTCCTCTTCAAAACAATACTCACACTCTTCTACCCAATCAGTATCAAAAAAATGATGATGATTGTGACAATATTCTACACTCATAATTTTATATTTAGTTTTGTTATTTGTTTTTCTAATTCCTCTATCTTACTATCAGCTCTTCTAGATCGTTCTACTGCATTATTTTTATCAGCTCTTAGTAATGATATTCTTTTTTTGTAAACCTCGTTCTCTGTTCTTATTTGATTAACAAACAAGCCTATCTCTCCTATTGCTTGTACGCAATTACTTAAATCTTTATTAGTTGGTTTATCCTGTGACCATTTTAGTAGTTTGTTACCTAACCAATCAAACCACAGGATATAACTTTTACTTTGTAGCTCTGTCATTACTTAGTAAATAGATTGTATTTTAATCTTACTTTAGTCCACCAAGTTAAATGCTGGTACTCTTTCTCTGTGTAAATGTTTACCCTACCATTAATAATAATAGCGTGTAGCCCTGATGATAATACTTTGTGTGTCATTTGTTTTGTTTTAATTAATAAAAACCAAATATAAACAATAAATGTTAATAAACAAATTATTTCATTCTTTCAAAGTAATCATCCCATACACCTTTAACATCAGGATCATTATGGTTTATGATTGCTGCTTGACTTTCCTTTAAAAGATAACAAGGCTTTAAAACTCTTTTTTTAGTCCATAAAGTAGTATCAGGACAATAAATGTTTTTTACTTTTAAATCTTTTAAGTTGTTTAACCAAAACATATAATTTCCATTAGAATCATTTACAAAATAAATAGCTACTTTATTAGTATTGATAAGATTATTAAATTTAGATACCTCTATTATTTTTTCATCATAATACTTTTTTCTAAACTTCATCTCAATAACACACTCATANCCTTTAGGAGTTAAACCCATAGCATCAAAAAACTCAAAACCATTACCTGTATGAGTTAAATTCCATCCATCAACATTAAGTAAATCTATTACTGCTTTTTCTAGTGTATGAGTTTTACTCAGCATATTTCTTGTCTAAATTATTAATCCAACTTTTAATCTCTGAACCATTACAGGTACAAGGTTCGTGATACTTGTGATTAAACAATTCAGCGTGAAGAGTAAACATCGGTTTTAATTCTGCTTTTTTAAATCTTGCTGGATTAAACTCAGCTTTAAATTTTTCCCAAATTAATTTCTGTTCTTTATTCATATATTTTATAAATTATAATGAGTTCCATTGATCCCTCCGTTTATCACATCCACAGTCCTTGCCTAGCTTCTTGCTTATTGTTTTTACTAGGTAGTGTATTCCTGTGTAAAAAGTAATATAATATACTATGTCACCTAATTTCATCTATAATATGTTTTTTTGTGTTTCTGTAAGTATGGTATAATGACACATAACTAATTTTAGTATCTCTACTTAATTTAGCTATACTAGTACCTGAAGCAATTATCTCAAATACTTTTCTATCATACCAATAAAGACTATCTAAAACATTATCTAAACTGTCTTTGTCTTTTTTCCATTCTAGTTCATCTATTCCAAGCTCCTGTTTATAATTTACATCTACCTCCTCTAAATAAACTTTAATTTTTTTAGCTTCTTTTTTAAAGATGTTCAAATAAATACCTCGTAAAACTTTGTAGCAGTAATAATGATTTATGTCATTACCATAACTAAAGTCTATTCCTTTTTGTGTGTCTAAATGTAATTGAATATACATCTCTTGAACTATGTCCTCTGCATAGCTCTCATTACAACCAAATGACTTTACAATATTAATCCAATCTAAATGCTTTTTGTAGGCTAAGTCTATTAATGTTTTCAAAATGGTACTTTTTGTTGTTTATATTCTAGTTTGTTAATTAAATTTACTCCATCAATACTAAATCCAACGTTATTAATAACGCTTTTTAATCTTACAGGTTCATCCATTGGAGTAGGTCTTGATCCTGTGTCTGTGTCTTTTATTTTTCTTGTGTGTATCATTGAGTACATCCAATCAGTAGGGTGCTGCGTGTACCTGTGAATACAGAAAAAGTCATCAGCTCTGTTTACAAACTTACCACCTCCCTCAGCATCTGAAGCCATAGGAGGAATAGGATGCTCTGCGTAATAATGTGTAGGTTTATGCTTCTTTCTAAGAGCTTCTGTTACTGCGTGAACATTCAGCCATATACTGACGTTATTCTGTTTACAAAATATTCTCATATCAGTAGTACACTCATAATGATAATTATGCTCAGAAATACCCTTTAAAACCTTTCTATCAAGATTTAAAGAGTTATAAGGGTCAATCATAAAACCATCATAAGACCAAGCGTTTTTAATATGACCAGCTAGATTTAATAATTCCTTATAAGTGTATGGAGTTTGTGTATCAATAAACTTAAAATGTTCATTTATAAAATCTCCTTTAGTATTCATTGTTTCCTCATCTATCTTATTTATAGGTAATCCACACATAAACTCTACTAGCTTTCTTATTAAAGCGTATGCTTCATTCTCTGAACTATAAACTAACCATCTTATTTTATGTTTTATAGAAAATAGTAACATCAGATATAATACAGTAGTAGTCTTACCAACGTTAGCGTGACCTAACATAATATTAAAATTACCATACTTAAATCTTAAATGTTCATCTAGACTAGGTAAACCTAATTTTAGTCCCTCTTGTATTTGACCTGTTCTTACTTTGTTTAGTTTAATTAACTCTTTGTTAAAATCTATTATCATTGTATTCGTTTTGTTTAAAGGTATAAAAAAAAGGGACATTAAGCCCCTTTATAATTGTTTAGTAATTAAAATGGTAGACTATCATCTACTAGCTCTCTATCAGGAGACTGACTATTACTGTCAATAGTTTCAGCTTTAAACACTCGCCAAGCCTGTAAGCTGGTGTAGTATTTACCCTGATATTCTCTAC